GTCCGGCTGGTACAGATGGAACATGGCGAATCAGAAGAAAACGAGGCGGGTTTCGTCGTTGCCGGCTGCGGACTTAGGCAGCGCGGTGAACGGGATCTGCAGCTGGCTGATCCCGTCAGAATCAGAGAAGGAGAGGTCGCCGCTGATCGCGGCGCGGGGGCAGAAGAAGATGGAGCTTTCGTTGGCCGTCGTGCCCTGCTGCACAACGAACGGGCCATCGCTGGCGCCGCTGTTGTCAGCTGCAGCGGTGAAGAAGTTCTTCGTCGCCACAGACGGGTTGTCGATCGTGATTGTGCCGTTCGGGTTGGGGCGGTCGGTGATGAGGGCTTTAGGTTCGCAGCCAATCAGCGAACGGAACACGGTGGACAGGCCCCAGTCAAATGTGAAGCCTGCAAAGCAGGGATTGAAGCCTTGGAACCGGATTGCCTTGGTGTGTGTCGGGGTGACGGGCACCGGCTCGGCTTGGTTGCTGTAGACGAATCCTTCAGCGCTCCTAGCAGTGGGGGTCGTGTAGCGGCCGAGGCCCGTGATCGTGAACGTGCCGTAGCCGTTCAGGGTGCTGTTGAGGGCTGGGCTGCCACGGAATCCATCAATCCGGTGAACGTTGGCGCCGTCTTTTACCGCCACGATGGTGCAGCTGCTGCCGTTGCCAAAGGTGCTGATCGGCTGCAGCAGGGACAGCGCGGGGATCTTGTAGCCCACTGCGCCGCCGGTGAATGACGCGGTGGAGGGAACCACCGTCACCTGCCTGGTGGCCCCGTCGTGCGCCACGATCACGCCCTTGTGGCCCGCGTTGGCGCCGCTGGTGATCTCGATTGGCAGCCCCAGGTAAGCGTCGCTTGCGGGGTTGCTGCCGCTCAGGTCCGCCAGGGTGAGGGTGTTGGCGCCGCCTGCGGTGGCAGTGCCGGTCAGTTCGGCGAATGCCGAGACGTTCATCCCGGCTGCCTGCAGCAGTGGCGTGAACCGGGGGGCGGTGGCTGCAACGCCAGAGCCGCCCCACTCGAAGGTGATCGTTACCACCACGTGCTCATTGGTCAGCGGCTGGCGGTCGGCACCGAGGAACCCCTTGATCAGGTTCCGCTCGACTCGGGTGCCGGTGATCGGGTTGATTTCCATCGACACGAATTTCATCGCGTCGGTGTTGGCGATCGAGCTGGCGAGGGTGCCGTAGCCGGTCTCGGCCTTGACCAGCGCGAAGCTGTTGCGAATCAGGAGTTCGGTCATCAGTCCTTGGCCTTCGGCGCGGGTTGGGCGGGCTTGGCGGGCTCAGGCTTGGGCGCCTCAGCAGGGGGCACCATCTGGCCACTGGGGAGCATCACGTACTCGCCAGACAGGCCGTGGTGCTCATAGTGTTGGTCGGCCGCCATGGTTGGGGTTGAGCTTCCGTAAGATCAGCCTATGGAGCCGCGTTGATTGCGTCGTCGCGGGTGCGATAGCGGATCAGGAAACGGTGCTGCATCCAGCCGGCAGTGGCGTCGGCCTGCTCATATTCCGGCCGCCAGCCATCGGGCTGCACGTCATGGGCCAGGCCGCCAAGGGTGCGATCGCTCATCATGCGGGCGTGCACGTCTACGCCGATTGGGTCTGCCAGCTGGTCGGGCACGTCGCCGCGAACGTAGATCTCGATTAGCACCGGCAGCGCCTGATCGAGCCGGCCCAGGCTTGCGCCGGTGGTGCGCGGGGCGTTGACTGGGTTGTCCTCGCCGGGGCTGACGATCAGCGCCGGGGCCTCCGACCTGGAGAGCGCCTGCACCCGGCTGCGGTAGATCCTGATGCCGACCTGCACCGTGCCCGGCAGGGTGACGGTGGCGATGCGTTCGAGGATCTGCTCGCGGAGGCTGGGGGTGGTCATGGGGTGGGGTGGGGCGGAGTAGTCGGGGACACTACGAGGTGCGGTTTGGCCTCTCGATTTCTTCAGGCTTGAGTGGCGTTCTGAGCCATGCCTTGAACTCTCGGTCCAGTTCTGCAAGGTCGCAGGCTGGGCCGATGCTGAACGCCAGCAGCGTTTCGGGTCGGCACTGGGCCAGAGTGTTCTGAGTGGTGGTAAGTGTGTTCATTGCGTTACGGTATCGCCGCCGCGATGGCGTTGATCAGAGCGGTCACGCGGGCGTCGAGCAGGGCGAGATCGAGGGATCCGCCGATGCTGTAGAAGGCGATGCGGGCGTTGGAATCATTGCCTCCAGTGTTATCGGAGAAGATAAAATAATTCCCTGTAGACACTCCAATACTAGCAGTGGATTGAGTGCCCGAATTGCTACCATCTCGCCATGAGTAACTAGCCGATGAAGCCCTAGAGACTCCCAAGAGAACAGGAACAGCAGTATTAGATGAGTGCGAATTAAGGACTGAAGTTTGAACTCTAGCCCGAAAACCTGTTGTGTTACCCACTATCGCAAAAGTGCCTGTCGCTGGAACTGCAGGAAATGTCGTGCCCGATAAATATCGGCCTGCCGCAGTATCTCTAGTACTTACATAAACCGCGCCATGAACGTTATTTTGTTCATCACTCGAACACAACCTATTGCTATCTAAATTTTTTGTATTTCCATCCCCCATTAGTCCTGTCTTTCGGTTGTAATCCCCCGCCACAAAGCCAAAGTTTGTCGGCGCCGCCCCCACCAACGGCACCAGCGCACCGGCCAGTGTGCGGGCACCGGCCATGATGCAACTGGCCTTGATAGCGCTCCAGATCCCATCAGCTTTGCACCCCACCACAAACGCATTGATTGCATCGCGCACTGCGGTTTCCAGTGCCTGGCCATCGGCGGTCTCCGCGGCGGTGATGTAGGCCTGTGCGTCGGGGTCGTAGGCACTCACCCTCCGTCTCTGAACAATCAGCATCCGATTCCCTCCTGCATAAGGCCCCTTGCGCCACTCATGCTGGCAGCTCATTGATCCATCCAGCAGAGAGGTCAAACGGCTGGCCTGCCTCGATCTGCTGGCGCAGTTCTTTCGCCCGCTCTATGTTGCCGTAGCCCGCCTCGACCAGCGCCTGATGCCGCTGCAGCAGGTCGATCATGGTGGCCGTTGCCGTGCCATCCTGATCGCGCCGGATGGCCTCAGCCAGCAGCACGGCCAGCATCGGATCTTCGTTGCTCGGATACAGCCTGGCGTTGGCCTGCAGCCTCGCGGCCTCAACCTGATTCAGCAGCTCGTCATCTGGCCGGCGCAGCACCTTTAACGTCTCTTCCCATGTCCCAACAGGGCCGCCGGGCTTCGGGTTGGGGTAGTCCACAGGGCCCCAGCTGGCCACCTCGTAGAAAATCTGAGAGTCGTACTCGCGCACCTGAGGTTCGTCTTTGAGGTAGAACCGGATCTCGGTGCCGTCGTAGGGCAGACCGAACAGGTTGGGCCACCTGGCGCCACTTGGATTGGTGGCTTGCTCGCCGCGCACCGGCACAAACAGATCGACGCTTTGGCCCTCGCGCGGGCCTTGCTCGTCGTAGTACCGAATGCCGGTGTCGAGATTGGTCTTGATGGTGTCAGTCATGGTTAGACAGCAGAACGGGTAAACAGAAATTGAGCGAAGAGTCCTTGGGCGCCAGTGCCCACGCCGATCAGATCGACGCCGATCCGATCACCAGCCGTGAATGTTCCGCCGGTGATGTTGGCCGACACGTCAACCAGGCTGGCGCCTGATGCCAGCGTGGCGTTGCCCGTCAGCACGCTCGTCTTCACGCCCGCCGCCGTTCGGCGGTAGGCGTTGAACGTCGTGCTGCTGCTGCCGGTGGTGTCGATGTGAGAGCCAAACCGCACGGCCGTCAGAGTGAAGTTGCCAGACGGTACTGGCACCGGCACCTCGGCATAGTTGGTGCCAGCCGTTGCGGTCTCGCCACGGTTGCTGAGCACCAGTATTAGGCCGTCGCCGAGAGGCCCTAGGTCGGCGTATGTGCTAGGAATCGACGGCAATCCAGACAGGCTGCCATAAGCGATCTGTGCCCCATCGCCGCCGTTGTGGTCGTGGCTGTTGCCGTTCGTGACGCCTTGCGCTGCGGGGGCGAAGTCCGTGCTGGCTGCTGCTGCTGCCGTGCCCAGGGTGGGCAACCCGCTCAGGTCCGCATAGGCCCCAGTGAATCCCACCCGGGCCATCGCCGCGCCAGTGTTCACCAGGATGGTCCCGGTGTTGACGTTCACCCTCACTACGCTGCCGACCTGTTGCACCTCGCCAGATGCCGGGATCGTCGCCACCAGGGCGCCGCCAGCGCCGACATAGAGATGATCGCCCAGCTGATAACTGTTGGTATTGAAAGGCCTCAGCTCGCCCAGTACCACGGCGTCGCCATCGCCGTTGTTGGCAAGGGTGGTCTCCAGCACGCCGATCGCCGGCATTTTGAGCGGGTCGGTCGGGTCGCAGGCCGCCACCGTGATCCGATCGGTGTCGCCCACGCTGCCAGTCGCATAGACCGCCGTGCCCGCCGCTAGGGGGCCGCCGCTGGTGTTTCTGACGTGAACGTAAAAGTTGCCGGCGATGCTGCCGTGGATGTGGGGGATGGCAACCGGCGCCGTGCCGGTGATCGTCAGGCCGGCAAATGATGGGCTGTCAGCCGTGCCCAGGCCCAGCAGCGTGCGCTGTGCGGCAGAGCTGAGCGCCTCCACCATGGCGCGGCCTGCCGCGGTGCTGGCGCTGGTCCACCATGCCGCGATGGCCTGCCGCACCCGTTGCGCCGTAAACGCCCGCCGGGTCGTCGCGGTGCCGGTCTCGGCCTCAGCCTGCTCGATTGTGGCAGCGGTCCATTCGCGGGCGTCGCTCAGCCGGGCATCGCTCAGCCCCACATAGGCCGCGTCACCCTCGGCGGCGGTCAGGTAGCCAGGATGCGGGTCGGCTGCTGCCTCATGCGCTCCGATTGCCGCTGCCACCTCCGAGTCTCTGGCGATCCCTGCAGGGATGTCGCCATCGGTCAGCGCAGTGGCTGATTGTCTGTATCGAGAGTCTCCTTCGGCCTGAGTCAGGTAGCCGGGATGGGGATCGGCTGCTGCTACGTGGGCGGCGACCGCGCCCAGCGCCTCCCGCGCCTCAATCCCATCCTCCAGCTTGTCCAGGTTGCCATCATGCTCCGCCGCTGTGAGCGGCGTGCCCTTGACCAGCCGCCGGGTCAGATTCAGCGTCATACGAACACCCCGGCCTCAAAAACGCCTTCCAAGTACACCGTAAAGACGGCCTCAATCTTCTCCAGCAGCATCACGCAGAACCGCCCGTCAGCCTGCCGCAGGGGCTCATGCAATAGCCGGTAGGACTGCCCGCCGTGCTCCACTAGGTCGCGATACTGCAGCCCGCCAAACAGGTCAGTGCGGACGGTCAGCGTGCAGTCGATCGAGATCACCCGATCATCGAGCACGAAATTACTGATCTCATCCTTGAAGCCCAAACCAACAACGGCCCCAGCAGTGACGCTGGAGCCGAAGTCAGCCAGCAGGAAATCATCGGGGATTTCCTGGATCATGGTCAGACCGCGTAACGGGCGCCGCCGACTGCCACGCAGGTGACGGTAGCGGAAAAGCTGCCGGTTTCGTCGGTGAAGGCCAGCCGCACAAACTTGCCCACCTGGTCGCGGGGGATTGACAGCTTCTGCAGTGCAGCAGTGCTGCCCAGATCGGTAAAGACGCCGCCGGCCACGTCTGCAGCATCGCTGCCGTCAGAGGCATTGCCGGATTGCACTTTCACCTTGATCGCGGTGTTGGAGGCGCTGGCGGCGGCATACAGCAGCAGCAGCAGATCGCCGTCAACGCTGCTCACGTCCACCGCAGTGGTGTTGCCCGCAGCGTCGCGGGTGGCAGGAGCCAGGATGGTGAATGCCTGGAGTTGCTCCAGGGCTCTGAGTTCAATGGCCATTGATCAATCCTCCGGGGTGGGGGTGAATACGGGACGCCCACACTTTGTGGGCACTTGGCCAGCAGGCATGGCCAGTTCCTCGTCAGAAGCTGTTTCCATGGCAACCGCCGGGTTCTTTGCAGAGCGCCGCGGCTTGGGTGGGCAGGCCGGGGCTGGCTCAGGCTCGAGCTCTGGCGCAATTGAGGCCATGCCCAGCGCCAGCAGCTCGTTGGCGACGCCTTGCGGAAGGTCAGCCACCTCACCCATGGAGAGGTGGCGACCGTCTGCTCTGCAGTTCGAGAGAATCTGCAGCCTCATAATCAGGTACCCAGAGCGAAGGACTGCGGGCGGCGCACCGCCACGTCGAAGTCCTGGTGGACATTCAGGATCGTCTGGCCAGATGCCGCCTGGGTGAACGAATCCACGATTAGATCGAGCCCAGACCACATGCCCACCACGCAGTCGGCAAAATTACCGAAGAGTACGTCGTTGAGCTGCATCTGGTTGCTCACCGTCACTGGATAGCCGTTCACCTGACCGGCGTCGGTCATAATGTAGTCGGAGCCGGCAGCAGAAGCCCGGAGGGTCTGCTTCAGAGCGCCCTTCACCACGCTATTCATGATGTAGCGCATTGAACCGTCGTCGAGGTTGTCGATCGCCAGTTCGGTTTCCAGATCCACGTAGTTGTCCCACTCGCCGCAAACCAGGCTGGTAGGAGCGCCACCCAGGCTGACGGGGAACGGCTTGGTTTTGCCGTTGGTTAGCGTCACCGAGCCGATGCCGGTGGTGTTGATGATGCCCAGCGGCTGGCCGTTGGACCCGGTGCCGTAGCCGATGGTGGAATCCATGCCCAAGGCAACGGACTCGGCCATGTCAAGGCGCACCAAGTTGTCAATATCGGGCGAGCTTTGGAGCATCATCCGCCGGCTGATGGGCACGCGCACCCCGATGGTGCGGGGGACCATGTTCACCAAGCCGAACGTCAGCTTGCTGTTGGGCACGTCAGCGTTCTCGCCGACGAAGTAGTACTGGCTGGAGCTGAGCTTCTTGGGGATTTCGACGTTGCCCTCCAGGCCGGAGAGCATGGTCAGGCCGCTGTTCAGGAAGGCGCTGCGGTTGCGGATTAGGTCAATGAACTGCGCATCCAGCCGGTCGGTGCCGACCAGTGCGCCACCGTCGCCGAAGGTGCCGACCACCTGGCCAGGGGTCTGAGCAGCGCGGGAAACACCCAGCACCTCCCAAGGGATCAACACGCCGCGAGCGCTCTTATTGAGCGTCCTGGCCTGCAGATCCGCAGCGGCTCGGCTTACCTCCAGCTCAAAGCCAGCGGCATCAGCGAGCCTGGCGTTAGTTGGCTCCGTCATGTGAAGGAGCAGCCGGCACAGGCTGAAGCGTTTGATTTCACGCTTGCTCAGGCCCAGCTCGGCGTTGCCGGCATCGTGCACGCGGCCCTGGAACTCAACCTTGCGCATGCCAACCTGTTCCATCACCACCGCACGGGCGGCATCGATGGAAGCGTCGTCGTTGATGAGTTTTTCAGCCAGCTCGGGGAGTTGGAACTGGTCGCACATGCCGCGGATGGTCGCAACACGCTCGCGCTCGGCGCGCCGAGCGTCCTGCTGCACCTCCGCCACGTTGATCTCAGTGGTCATTTGGATTTGATCAGTGGGGTCAGTCCGCTCGGCGGTCTGTGCTG